TTTTGCAAAGAATCATGATTGTTAAGGTAAGACCATATAACATCCTGTCCTCTGTAATCATGCCCTTTGTAACGCCAAGGCTTTCTTGATTTTCTTCCTGAGTAAATAGGGTTTGTGAGATGAAGACCGCTTGAATACGTTCTGTCAAACTCATAAGGCTTTCCGTTATAATAAACGCAGCCGCCTATACTTGCGCTGAGGTTGTACTTCCTGTTTTTGTAAGTCTTTCCTGTGGTGACATACCATTCAATCACATCGTGAAGCTTTTTCAGAGTGTCATAGACAAATTGCCCTTGACAACGCTTAATTGCAATAGCAGCATCCATAGCAACTTTGTTGCCGCCTTTGTAACTGATTAAGAAATCATCAAAACTGTACGCACCTCTCGCCATAGCCCTATTCCTCCTCCAAACTCTTTATATACACCTTGCAGCCTCCAAGCTGAGAAGGGAAAACACCAATGACAGTGCCGATTATGTCCATGCCGTACATCTCGCCTCTGAACAGGTCGCTGCGCCTCACAAGCACTACTCCGTCAAACGGAAAGTAAACTGCGTATGATGCCTCAATGAAATCCCTGCTCATAGAGTGTGATGCTTCCTGAATGTCGCACACGGTTGTCAACACAAGCTCCTCAGATGATTCACGCTCGTTCAAAGGAACGGAAACGTCACCATCGGTCTGTCTGTAAAACGAACCTGTAAACGGATATTCTTGAATTTGTTTGGGCATTGTGTTCATATATAGGCATATTAAAAATCAAGCCATTGCATGTTTCCCTGAATCTGCTCAAGCATTGGATCATCGTACTTCTGATACAGATGCATGAAGATTCTGAACAAGTCGCTCTTGTTCACTTTCTGTGAGCCTACGGATTGTGTGTAAGACCCATGAGATTGCGTACGGTTGGCTATCGTGTCTGGGCCACAGTAAGCGGTGTACAGCAAATCCGCCCGCAGCAAGTCCTTGTCTTGCTGCGAAAGCGAATCAACTGAATCCACCTCTGCACAACCTCTGTCAATGGCTATTCGCTCAATGACGGAGCGGTCAAAGACGAAGTTTGTCAAACCAGACATATATTCAACTATGAAATCCTCAACTTCCATATCAGTTGTTTTTTTAATTGTTAGTCCGCGGTGGTAGTGTTAATAATAAAGTGGTACAGGAACTCATCCAATGACGGGATTGCGCTCATCATCAAGTCAGTGTGCCATTCTTTCAGATTACCGTTGGCGATAACGCTGTTCATCACAGTGAACAAGCCGCTTCCAGTGTGTGAGAAGTTTCTTGTAACAAGGTTGTTGCCGTACTTGGTGTAAACCTCTTCGTCAAGAATTGAAGTGTGGCGGATGTAACCAGCGTAGCCGATAGGACGAATGACAGCAATGTTGTCAGCCCATCCGTGAACGATCCCGCTTGTTTCATCTTTCTGTTTCTCCTCGATAATGACAATCTTGGGAAGTCCCTCGAAAGCGTTCACAGCTTCCTGTGCCATGTCACTTGTCAGGGTGATGGTAGTAGGCAGAAGAACGTTGTTCACCGACTTGATGTAGCGAACCCATTCAATTACCTGAGCGTTTTTCAGCCAGTAGTTGTTCCAGTTGTTTCTCGTGATTTCCAACTGCATCGGAAGACTTTCCAATCCGAGCTGGTCAAGAATGTCTTGGTAGAGCTTTCTTACTTGGTCGAGAATCTTGCAGTTGGTTGTGTCAGCCCAAGAAACAGCACCAGCGGTCTTGAAGTTTGCCGCAGGGATGTCTGCCTTGTACAAGTTGTCATGGATGCCACCACCATAGTTGTAGGTGATTGAGCCTTTTGACATCAGCTGGGCGGCCATGTTTGACAAGGTCTGGTTGGCTGAATCGACCATAGGCTGAAGAACATCTGTGGCGAACATTGCGAGCAGCTTGGCATCTCCGAACTGTTCGTACAGTTTTTCCTTGTACATTCTCTCTGGAGCTTTCTCCACATAGCCAGGGGCGATGAAATCTGGGATAACTCCAGTATAGAAAGCGGCGTTGCCTCTTTCGACTGGTCTTGAGTCGCCAAGCGGTGCTCTCATGTCCATCATCTGACCAGACTCAAGCTGGCGCATGTATGATGTGAACGTGGCTTTGCCGTGAGCATCGGTTGGTGTGACATTCGGGTCAACTTTGAACTTCTCTGACCAGAACATGTGATTTGCACGGAGCAAATCGGGGTTGGCAAGGATTGCGGTCATAATGCTGCGTCCTTCCATGCTGTCATACAGCTTCGTATATTGACTGTTTTCAAATTTTGCCATGACTTAATCCTTTCTTTTTTATGATACAAATGTGATTTCTTCCCAAGTGTAGGTTGTCGATTCAGCGCCAACGGTCACATTGGTGCAACGGAACATTCCTTGGTCGGTTGTGTTGGTGTAAGTTGAGCCGATTACACCTACGGTTGATGTAGTCGGGTCTGTCGTGCCTTCTTGGAACAGCACAGCCAGCTTTTCGGCAGTTGCGGTCTCGGCAGCGGAAACGCTTCCGTTCATGTCGTACCAGTCAACCCTGAACCATCCGTTAATGTTGGAACGGTTGAGCAGTTTGACACAAGCCGGAACTGGTGACATTTTGTAAGTGTACATAACACCTCCGAGAGCTGGAGTGTACATGAATCTCGGGCTGTCGAAATCCGAAGTGTTTGTTGCGGAAGTCGGAGTCAGGTTCGTGTTTGATGTGATAGCTGGAGTGTCGAAGAAATCGCAGTCGCAATCGATAATTGCGTTGATTGCCTTAACAAGCATGGTTGTTGAGCCAGTTGCCTCTGCTTCTACCATAATGTCTCCCTTTGACAGTGAGGATGCGATGTTTGCTGAAGTTGTAACAGCCCATACATTGTAAACAACCTCTGACACGGTAACAGTGGTTTCCTCAATGGCTGTGATTTTCACGCCAGTTCCTTCTCCACCGATTGCCTCTGGGGCTTTCATGATGATGTCGCCAACGCAAGGTTTGTGACGGAAACCGCCATCCTTGTTAATGTTGACAGTGGTTGATGATGCTGAAATAACCTCGAAGGTTTTCAGCAGATAAATCTCAGGTTCCATACCTTTGTCGTTGGTCTTGTACCAGCAAAGGTCGCCTGCGAACATTTTGGCAGGGTTAGTGCCAGTTGCAGTTTTGAACGGGTTTCTGATAAGACCGCCGAATGGGGCGTAAACAAGCTCGTTCTTGATACCCTGCAATTTCACGAACACATTGCGGAAGCCTCCAACAGAACCTCTCTTCTGCATTAATTCTCTTCCTCTGAAGAATCCAAATTCGTTTGGCATCATAATTGTTATGTTTTTTTAAGTTAAACTTTACAGCAAGCTGCCTTTCACTAATTCGGCTGCCGCTGCGATTGCTTTGTTCGCCTTGTCGGTAGGTTCTTCCCTAGGCGACTTTGGCGTGACTTTACTCGGATCGTCTGGAAGCTGCGAAAAGAATTTGTTATACATCTCTATATAAGATGCAGATTCTTTCTCAACGTCCGTGCTCTCCTCAATTCTCGACTTGTCAAGCATTGAGTTGATCCATTCCTCGTTCTTCACGCCACCTGCCTTGATTTTGTCAAAAAGCTGCGTTCTGATTGCGGACACCTTTTTGGTGCTCTCCTCTTCACTCATCTTCTTTTCAAGTTCGGCAATGCGCTGAAGAAGCTGTTCGTTACCGTCAGGCTTTGGCGGTTCTTGTTTGGGCGGGATTTGCTTCTTGAGGTCTTCAATCTGCTTGTTAAAAGACTGCGCCACATCCGAGTTCTTCTTGCGGAGAAATCCGTTGGTAGTCTCGAACATAGGCAACGCCTTGGCGACAAAATCGTCAAGCTCGCCTTCGTAACTTTCTCCCACGAGAGCAAGCAGGTTGTCCACATGCTCCCTGATTGTGCGCTCCCAATCCTCGATTTTTTCGACTTTCGGTTGCAGCTTGCTCGTAAGCTCTTTACAAGCATCTTCTTTTGTGAATTTCATAGTCTTTTGGTTTAATCGTTAAAACTTTTGCAAAAGTAATATATTTTTTTCAATCTGTGCGATTTTTTTTAAAAATTTTGTCACATCGTTATTTTTTTGTATCTTTGCGGCTGATTAATCAAAATGTATGGATGAGATAAAAATTATAAAACCGCAAGAGGGATTCCAAGAGTTTTTCACAAGAACAAACGTTGATTTCTGCATTGGTGGAGGGGTATTAAACCCAATCCCTGTTGACAGACTTGTTTCAACTCCAAGCGGATTTGTTAGAATGGGAGACTTGAAAGTTGGTGATATTGTTTCAAATCCTATGGGTGGCACTCAGCGTATTAATATGGTTGTTGATAAAGGTGAAAGAGAGTGCGTTGAGTTTATCCTTGATGATGGTCGTGTAGTTGAAAGCGACCTTGAGCATCACTGGAGAATAAAATACAGAGAGTATAAATTGAGAAATGTAACTGCTCAATTTATTATAGATAAAATTGAAGCAAATAGAAATATTGACAATAGACACAGAAAATCTATTAGAATACCTTTAACAGAGGCTGTTGAATATAATCTATATTTAAGCAATGAGCACAGACCAATACCACCTTATGTTCTTGGATGCCTCCTCGGAGATGGTTGGTTTACAGAGAAATCTGGTATTGGTTTTTTCAAGCCAGACATGGAAATTATTGAGAGAATGAGGTCTCTTGGTTGTATTCTAAATTCACAGAAGCAAATAGGAAAATATAGTGTTGCAAATAAAGACTACAAAGAAAGCCTAAAAAAACTTGGCTTGTGGAACAGATATTGTTACAACAAGTTCATACCAGATTCTTACAAATACGCTCCAATATACGAAAGAATGGAGCTTATTCGTGGTCTTATGGATACAGATGGCACAAGTTCAATAAGAGAAGGAAAATATAGAGTTGGATATAGAACAGTAAGTCCATTCTTGAGAGATGATTTAAGGGAAATGCTATGGTCTATTGGTGCTAAGGTTTCAATATGCACAACTCCGGCTTGCATACAAAAAAGAAAAGATGGAAGAAAAGACATGAATTGCCGTGAGAGCTATGGTTTTTATATTGTAGCCCCTGACAACAGAGAGCTTTTTCATCTTTCAAGAAAAAAGAACAAATGTCAAAACGATTCTGAAAGAAAGGTAAAACTTATGCTGTCAATTAAAGATTACAAATTGACAGGAAAGAAACATTGCAAATGTATAAATGTAAGCGGCGAGGAACACTTATTTTTGACAGATAATTTTGTTATGACGTGCAACTGCGGCAAGACGATGGGAGCTGTAATGTCAATAGCAGAGCCATCACAAGACCCTCATTTCCGTAGTCTTTTCCTTCGTAACAACTTGGGTGACTTGAGAGCTGGCGGTTCTATTCTTGACACGTTCAGGGAGGTTTACGGTGACAATATTAAAGTAATAGAATCGGGCGAGCCGAGGGTAATTTTCCCTTCAGGGGCATACGTTGATGTGACGCACGTTGCAGACCAGAGCCGTGAGAAGGTGATGCAGCGTTTCAAAGGCCGTCAGTACGACCACATATATTTCGATGAGGGAACTGGATTCACGTGGGAGTGTTTCACAACAATTTACTCACGTAACCGAGGCACAGCAAAATGGACAGGACATGTTGCAATGACAACAAACCCAGAGCGTGACCACTGGATAAGGCAGTTTATTGATTGGTATATAGGCGTAGATGGATATATAAGGGAGGACAGAAACGGACTAATAAGGTATTTCTATATCAATGGCGAGAGTGTCAAAGATGTTGTATGGGGTGATACAAAAGAGGATGTTTACGCAAAATGCAAGATTGACATTGACAGGAAGATAAAGTCAATCAACGGAAAGAACGGAACTGCGACTTGGGCTGACATGATTAAGTCTTTCACATTCTATCTTGGAAGAATGTCGGAGAACAAGGCATCAATCGGCACAAACAAGGGATATGTCGGCAGTGTCGCAATGACAGGCGGAAGGATAGCCCAGCAGCTTCTTGAGGGTAACTGGAATGTGTCCACAAAGGATGACTTGGATGCTCCTATAACAACAGATGATGCGAACTTTGTTTTTCTCAACGACCCGCAGAGGAACGGCGACAGGTGGATAACGGCAGACCTTGCAGACACTGGGACAGACAATTTTTTGGCGATATACTGGGACGGCTTCCATGCGGAGGATATTCTGATACTGAGCAAGAGCACACCGAGAATGAACGCAGAGAAGCTGCATATTTTCGCAGTAGAGCACGATGTGCCAGACTCGCATATAATATATGATGCTGTGAGAGGAACGTACATAAACGATTATATACCAGATGCTGTTCAGTATGTTTCATACAGGGCACCTATAGGTCTGTACGGAAGAGGAGTGATGAAGCTGAAGGATGAGTGCTACATGAGGCTTGTCGATGTGATAAAGAAGCAGCATCTTTCTTTTGCTGATTGGATTGGAGAAAAAATATACGACCACGCCAATATGAAGGAGAGGATAACGATAGCGAACGAGTTCATAGAGGAGTGCTCTGTGGTGAGGTTCAGGGATGGCCAGAGCGGAAAGAAAACTCTTTACTCCAAGAAGGAGATGAATCAGAAGCTCGGAAAGAGCCGTTCAATGGACTTGTTAGACCCTTGCGCAATGAGAATGCTTCCTGTTCTTTCATGCGCATACGGTGACGAGCTGACGAGGACAAAGAGAAGGGAATATGAGGATAAGGAGTACGATGACACGTTCGATGTGGAGAATGTGAATGTGTTTGATGACACTAATTGGTATTAATAATATGATTTTGTGCGATTTGTTTTTTAATTTTTGTATTTTTGCAAACACATAAAAAAACGATATATGATAGATGAGAAAAACATAAGGGATGCCATAGAGGCTTGCGGGAAACTCGGACATTCGGTGAGGATAAGGGACATAGCCTATCTGATACTCACAAAGAGCATTTCTGTAAAACCGATGGTTTACCAAGCTGTTTTCGGTGTTGAGCCGACAGATATTGAAGCATACGAGAGCACTGCCGCAATGTCTTTCCTGAGAAGCTACATTGACTTGAACTTCAAATCTGATGACACGCTATCAGACAAGGACAAGATGACTTTCGAGGAGAACAAGAACGAGATGCAGAGGCTTATCGACAGGATTGAGACCGCTATGGCTGATGGAGCTATGGATGTAAAGGACGGTTACAAGCAGATAGCAGACATACGTGTGAAACTGAACGACAAGTTCAACATATCATCCGAGAAGAAGACGCAGATGGTAATAGTTGAGCAGAAGTTCAACACGGTATGCCCTTACACGAGAAGAGAGTGTTATTTACAACAGAACGAAACAAAACAATAGCAATGGACAAATACAAGGAAATGGTCAAAGAGCTGCTGGCATCGCCAGAAAAGCTGAGAAAAAAGAAACCTTTTGTCAGAGGTGCGACAATGGAGGCAATGCCATCTGTCAACAAAGTGTATATGACATCCGTTAGCGATGCAAAACTTCCGAGCATTTATTACAAGACAATACCTCAGGAACAGTATATACGTGAGCTTGACCCTCAATCACACAGCGTTCTATTTGATGAGAACGTACCATCCCTTTGCGTGAAAATCCGTGATGATGATTTCCGTGAGATAAAGTTCTCAAGAATGGCAATCCCGTTCCAGAGGATAATCAGGGACAAGCAGGTTCTTCACCTTACCGGAAACCCCATGCAGTTCACTCTGACGGAGATTAACCCGACAGATGAGCAGAACTCGGAATTCATTCTTTTCAAGCAGTATTGGGATTTGCGAAACCAAGACGGAATGAAGAAGAAAATGGTCGCAACCCAGAAGTCATACGGGGATGCAGGCTTGCTGTACTATTTTGACAGAAACGGTGAAATCAAGAGCCGTGTGCTGTCTTTCGCTGACGGTTACGTTCTATGCCCTCACAACGATGACAACGGAGACAGAATCATTGAGAGCGTGTATTACAGGGTTGATGATGTCGAGTATATCGACAGCTACGATGACACATACATGTACAGATGGACTAACAAGGGTGAAACAGACAAAATAGGAGAGGATGGATGGATATTGGAAGAACCTGTCAAACATGGTTTCAACGAGATTCCGCTTATCACAAAACGTGGCAATGTAGCTTGGGAGAACGTGCAGAGCGTCATTGAGAGCTACGAGATACTTTACAACATTTTCAACGCAATACAGAAGCGTTATGGGTGGGGCATTCTCTATATCAAGGGAAATTTCGGAAACAAGGGTAAGAAGCTCGCTGGCAACATTATCCTAAACGACACATCTCTTGACGGAAACGGAGATGCGAAATTCCTCTCACCTCCATCTCCAGAGGGCACTATCGAAACTCTCAATCTCATGGAGGAGAGCATACAGAAGGGGGCGAGCACAACATTCATACTTCCGAAGGACATCAAAATTAGCGGTGACATCAGCGGAATAGCGATTGTTCTAACTCAGTCGCTTGACATTGAGAACGCTTTGCAAGGTGTCATAGAGTGGCAGAATGTTGTTGACAAGATGGTTCGTCTGTTCAAGTTCGGACTGTCGAAAGAGCTCGTCAACAAAGGAATAACAAAGGATGCCTACACGAAGTTTGCCAATTTGAAAATCAGTGCGAAGATGAAAGTGTGGAGACCTATGAACGATTACGAGTACAACCAAATGATAACCATTCTCACAGGCGCAGGCGTGCTGTCAAAGGAAAGCGGAATCGAGCTCAACACGCTCAGCAAGCCCGATGAGAAAATACGTGTTTCGAACGAGGAGGCCGAAAAGAGGAAGCGTGAGGATGAGGTTGCGACTCAGAAAAACAAACAGACAGAGCAGAATTCTTCAACACAACCTCAGACAGATCCGAACAACGCAAATATCATAATTTAACATTGAATTTGTTTCGTAATGGAAAAGACGCTGAAACTTTACAAACTGCCTCCTACAGAGAAGACCATAAATGTAATAGGTGTTGTAAGAACATCTGGAACATCCGATTTTCCAACAACATTTAGAAAGGGGGATTATCTTCTGCAAATTGTTGGGGATTTAATTCCTACAGCCACAAGGAAACTGTTCCATGCAACTGACAATTCAGATGCAATTCCATCGGGAGAGTGGTATGAGTGCGCTATGCCATTGGGAACATATTTCAGGGATTTGTCAATTCCACTGACAGATATTGATACAACAAAAATATACTATCTTAACGATGGTAATTATTTTAGCGAATATACAGACATATATTTCCCTGGCGACAATGAGCAAGCAGAAATATTTGATTTCACATACAACGCATCGAGAATGGGTAACGCTCCGACAATATCGGCAACCCTATACAACAAAAGATGCCTTGATGACAATTTCCAAGACCCAGTTTTCACCATATTCGGAGGGAATGTTTTCACAGTTGACAAGACACCGACAAGCTCAATATCTAACACTGAATCAAACAAAGGCTACAAACACGAGATAACTTTTGTAAGCGACAGAATCATACTTGAGCATTTGTACTTCTTCGATGTTGTCTATCAAGGAGACAATGCGACACAAGACCATCCATGCTCAAACAACACGACATTCAGCTTTTACGGCAGGATAGACCAGTTCGCACAGCGTTTGAGAAACACGCTTGCATATCATGGAATTCTGAACGAGACAAGCGGTTTCACGGTTGTCATTGACGATGATGTGAACTACACAGACCCTACGGAAGACAACTTCATAGAAGAGAATCTGGTTTCTTTCGAGGACAAGACAATACTGGAGTCGCTTAACGAAATGTTCAGCGTTTACGATGTGCCGTATTATTTTGTAGGTCACACAATACATATCGGATATTTCAACCAGCACGATTGGGCTGAATCGTTTGAATACGGATATGAACACAGCTTGCTATCTGTAAAGAAAAGCAACACGACATCAAAACTCATTGACATTTGCACTGGGTGGGGTAGCGAGGAGAATATACCTTATTTCTACCCGAACTTCACACCGAACGGAATTGTGCCCGTTTATGTTCCTGTGGGAGGAGGTGCTGAACCAGACATAAGAATTGTGAATCCGTACTTGATGGCGACATTGGGCTTCTCAACAGAGACAACACCGCCAGATGGAACTATATTCACATACAAAAAATTGAATTACACAGCAATAAAATCTTTAGCACACGAGCTGACAGGCACTTATTACAACAGCCGAGGAGAAAGAGTCCTTTATGATAATACTGGAGGCCCGAACAACTTGGTACGCTACACTTCTTACGGAGATGAGTACCAAATTCTTGCAAAAACCTATGTATTGCGTGATGAACACAACACTCCGAGTTATTACAGATTCTATCATACAGTTGGGACTTATACACACAACATAAGTTTTTATTGCAAAAACAATATATTAATAACAATACCAGACACACATCCTACATATCATGGATTTTCAGGAATTCATTTTAATCTCGATTTAAAAAATGAAATACTGGATGAATACAAGAATATTAGAAAAATAAATGTAAAAATAGAAACCACAGTGCCAGGCAATGGTCCGTTTTATCACTATGAGAATGGTCAGTTGGTGCAAGATCCGAATGGTTATATCGCGAAAGAATATGAATACACTGATGTTTCAAACCAAAACTCTTACTTAATAGATGAGTATTTGCCTGTTAGCTTGCTTACATACAATAACCAACAATTCAGAATAACTGTCAAATACGATTGCTACGTCAAATATTTTCATGAAGAATTTATAACATGGAGCAGTTATTACGGAATTCCATCAGATTCAGACCCAAGATGTTATACAGAATACGATTTAATTGTTTACGAAAAGATGACAGATGAAGAACTGAGAGTTTTTGGAACTTTCAATTCTTGGGCTAAAGACAATAATGATTTTTCGGCAAATATTGGTAAATACGGATTAAAAATAGAAGATGATTTTACTCCTGCATTAGGAGACTATATTTATTTTGTTCAGCAAAACTACATTCCTTACACAACAAGGTTATGCCCGCCAATATATAGGAGAACACTTGGTGAAAGATTGTTCTACGAGGCTAAAAACTATCCTTTCCGAGCTATCATGCAATATCCGCAAGGTGGTGGACAAGCTACTGCAATCGTAGATAGACCAATGGGCGAGGATGAAGTAATAATCTCATCTGTTAAAAACATTAAAAACGACAGCTATAAGGACGATGAAAATGTACAGTATGTTTTTGAAAACGAGTACGATGAGACAAGACCGCATGAGCATGTTGAACGTTTCGATGACATAAAGCCGACAATCGAGGGTATAACTAACACTCATGGGTTGAGGATTGACATGTTCTCTGAATTCGCTTATGATGAGAACGATTCAGATGCGAGAAGAGAAGATGGAAAATACATTCATCCTTATTTCTACGGAAAATTAAGAAAAACAAACCATGCAAGCGGTCTTGGGTTCAATCTTTTTGACTGCGCATCCGATGGCGGCAAAATGACTTTCTCAATGACAAGCGGATCTTGTGGCGGATGCAATTTCGAAATCCGTGTTGACCAAAACGGAAACAATACGGTCATGGTTGATGCCAACGGTAATTTGAGAAGATGGACAAATGATGACACATCGGAAGATTACACAGACGATTCAAGCATTTGGGGGAATGTAAGGTTAGGTACTCCTACTGAAAGACAGCAAGACACTGAGAACCACGAGGTATGGGTATGCTTGGCAAAGGACGACGAGACATACGGAGTATTGATGCCAAACGCACAGAACCTTTACAGGCCTCGTGGAGACAACTGGGATGAAAATGAACAGAATCCCGTATCAAATAACGGAGACACATTTGTGATTCTCAACATAAACCTGCCTTCTACATACGTTGCGGCAGCAGAGGAGCGACTGATGCATGAGATTATCAAACACATGCACGAGAACAATATTGAGAAATTCTCATACTCTCTTTCTCTGAGCAAAGTTTTCTATGCCGAGAACAACACATTTTTGCAGCTTGACACATACTTGAATGAATCCGCAAAAGTTCCTATTGTTTACGCAGATGAAAACATTAATGACATTTACTATGTGTCATCGTTCACATACAAAATGGCATCAACAAGCTCTCAGCCTGACGTGACATTGGAATTGAAAGATAAATTCAAGCGAAAAAGACGTTTTTCTGAAATTATCAACATCCATCCTCAAATAATTACTCCTACAAGCAAGGATGGTGGTTTTTCAGCACAATCTCCCACACCTGAGTTGCAGACCACGATTCCAAACCTTGTTGTGGAGAATGAGATTGTAATTGGAACTGATGGAATAGGAGTTGGATCACAACTCGCAAGAAACACAAACGACATAGCCGCAATACAGCAGAGCGACACAAAGGAAAAAATATGGGGACAAATTGGAAACAGGGTGGAGGTAAAAAACATTTTCAAAGACGGTGGTTTTTCTTCTGTTTCAGAGGCTTTCGGCACAAACAATATAAAGAGTATAGACATTGCAGAAAAAGGCGGTCTTACGAAAGAAAAATGCGTTGTTGCGACATTTGACCAGAACACGGATGCAAAGCTCGAACTAAACCAATACATACCATGCAGCGATAATAGCGTTTACACAGCAGCAATTTTGCAGTCTCTTGTCGATGAATCCGACAATGTTGGAGCAGTATTGTCAGTGACGTACTATAAAGGCGACAAAACGGAAATATCGAACGAAAGCCTTGGAATTGATCTTACAAGCGATTGGAGATACATTGTTAGCAGAATACAGCCTGTGGTCGCCGCTCAGTATATGAGAATCGCAATTTCTGTGTCAAGGGGAAGCGACACCACATTAAAGATTGACAATGTACAGGTTCTCAACGGAGACTATGCGGACACCACATTGTCAACAACGGAGCCTACATCGCTTTTCCCGACAAAGTTTGTGAAGAACAGCGATGATGACACATCTTATGCGGACAACAGCGTTAAGAAATTCCATGCGGATAAAGTTGGTGAAATGTACGAGGATATTAGCGAGAGCGGAGCTGAGGTTTCTGTTATAAACGGTCTTGATGTTGAGAAATACTATTATTGCAATTTGACAGAATCTTCATTAACAAGAACAATACTTCTGAACTCGTCAAGCGACGGCGTGGCAACGCATGTGCTTTTTCTCAATCCATCAAACCAACAGAAAACACTGACGCTTGTCGGTAATATCGTTGGCAACATGAATATAATATCAAACGAGAACCCGATAGCGATACCGGCCACATCTTACAGGCTTGTGACTTTCTACAAGCATCCAAGCATTTACTTCTGCCACGCTGAAAACGCTTGTACTTATCAGAACACTTCGTTGTCAAACTATCTTTTCTGCGTTCCTCAGAATCTTGAAATTTGCAATGGGGAGACAAAAGGAATAAGAGTTGTATCAGACACAAATTGGACTGCCGATGCGGATGACACAGACACCATTTCATTGTCGCATGATTCTGGAACTGGAAATGGATATATCAGTGTTACAACAGACTATACAGGAAGGGACAACGATTCAAACGCCATAACTGTTGACAACGGGATTTTATCTAGGGAAATTCCTGTTACAATTAAAGGGAAAGATGAGTTTGTCAGATTCACAGAGCTCGGCTATACGACAGAGAATAAAACGGCAACGCTGAATGTGACTGGTGTTTCAAACTCAAAACGGCTTACATTCTATATAGAGGGTGTTAACAATGAAATGATAGTTGTGCCACAGAGTTATACAGCTGACGGAAACACAACACAGAACGGAGGTTATATCAACGGAGACCCGGGTTCGGATTCTGAATATGAATTCTCCATATCAATTCAAGTTAATGTTGATTCGGATGTGAAACGAGATGTAACGTGCATTCTTCGTATAGATGCTGACACGTTCGGAATCTACGACAAATGCACAATAGGTTACATTGAGCCAAGAAAAACTTTCAACATTGTAGGCAAATACAACGACACGACACATCATCTTATCGGCAAAAAAGACCAATCTGGAAATTTCATAATTTTAGGAAACAAACAATAAAATTTAAAATATGCAAAACCAAGTATTACCCACAGACACCGTTTATCAGAGCAACCTTGAGAACTTCAGCTCGGTTTCACAAATTACCGAAAACTCGTTAATCCCTATGCAGGATTCAAACTCGGCAAACGATGAAATTAAAAAAGCCGCAATGTCGGCTGTGAAGAATTTTATTCTCGGATATGTGAACAAAAATTACACGTTTATTACATCGGAGAAGAATAGCGAAAAGATAGAGTTTGACACAACAACCGGTCAAAACTATATTTACGCTGAATATGATGAAGATATGTCCGTTTACATCTCATCAAGCAACCATAGCAGAAATATATGCCGTATATACAACGGCTCAAACAGCGATGTTACAATAACAATTTCTTTCATTGCAGACTCTGTTTCACAGGAAACAGCATCTGCTGGATGGGTCGGAGTTAATGAAATTATTGTTGGTGGCGGTCAGTATGTTGAGGTTGAGTGCGTCATTAACATTCCAGAAAGAGGAATGGAGGATATGACAACAATCAGAATATCCGATTCTCTTAATGTTGTGAGATAATGGAAGATAATTACAACTTCGATGATTATACGAAAAACGGAGGCGAGGATGGTTTTTTCGATATTTTTCCCATACCTCCCTCCGAGTTTTGCGGTCACTTGTGACCTATAATCATAAGGTACATTGCGAAAGAAATTTTGTCCGCTTCCATGACTATGACATTATGTAACGCCAAATTTTCTCTGTGGGGTATGGAGCGTCTGGGTCGTTGAGATAGTTGATGGACATATCAACAATCATTGCGTCAAGCTGCTCCTCTGTGGCGTTCGGATTCCACTTTTTCAGCATACAGTAGTTGTCGGATTTCAGCATGTTCATTGTCACGCAGAAATCGTAGTAGTTGTACGCTGACGGAATCTCGCTCTTGGCTTTGTTGTAAACAGCCTTCATGTCATCCTCGTTCCAGTAGGGAGCGTGGTGCTTTGTGCCTTCCTTGTCGGTGTAGTACATTTGCTCAACCTGCCAACGTGCGAATTCCTCGTTGAAATGTCCTCCGTTCATGGCGCAATAAGTTTTCTTGAGAAGATCCCAATACCATTCTGGGTTGCTTTCTCTCATTGGGTCTATCGCATCGGATATGACCTTAACGGAACTCCACATAGACTTCTCTCCGAGTCCTTTGCCGTATTTTTTGACCAAATCGTAAAGTGTCATTTCTCTTCTCCTTTCTTTTTACAAGACTTACAACCGATTCTCTTCTTCGGTTTCGGAGTTTTGTCCGAAATTACTGTGCTTATCGTTGTTCCTTTCTGAATCCAAAATCTTGTTGTATTTCTCATCGTAAACTGATGCGACTTTTGACAAAACAAGGTCAGCCCATAACGCAGCATACGAAGCCAAAAATGCAATTGCGATACAGGCTGTCCATGTAATGCTTGTGAAGACAATGGTGTAGGCAAGCATTGACCAGAATGTGAGGCACTTCACGCACCTGAGAAGCACGAAATCTATTTTCAGTGTTTCGGATATTGCATCTCCGAGACCCATGTGTATGAAAAGCACACAGCTTATGAAAACACTTGCCACACCAATCATGACTAACCTATTGAGATTGTTACCACGTTAATTGCGGAGATCCCCCCTGCAACATCGCAGCAGTTCACATAGTCGGGTTCGACAATTCCATCGCTTTCTGTCACTGTGGGTACAGCCAATGCGGTAACATCAGTGAAAGCCACTGTGAAGTATTCGGTGAAAATGTTTGTCCTCGGACAACAATGCGAGCCGTTTGTAGGGACATAGGTGATGGTCACGGAGGCTTTTACCGTAACATACTCAGTCGTTCCAACAAGCTTGTAATCGTCAACGGAATATGTCACGTTGACAGCAGGCTGGATGGATGCGGTGAGATAGTAACGCTGGCAAAGTCTCTCTGTCACGTTGCATGTGACCACTTGTGTGGTCGCAGCTGCCGATACTGTTGTAATGTCAATCATCGCTTTTTGTTTTAATTGTTATAGACCCTCTTGGTTTTCTGTCTGTGCAGGGTCATTTTGCACTTCTGACATTGGGTTGATGACATTCTCGCTTCCTTTGAGAATAGCAAAAGATTTTTCCATAGCATCAAGTCTGTCCATTATGGACTTCATCGCAGCGTTGTTGGCTTTTGCGAAGCTCAGGGAGCAGAATATCTGATTTGACATTTGGCATGTGCCGCAGTCGTTGTCACATTTGTTTTTCATTTCCTCAAATAGTTTGTTACCTTGTTTTTTACGAATAAATTGTCCTGCCAATGGTTGATTGCGTGAGCAACCTTCTCGGCTGTAACCTTCACGCCCATGTTGCCGTGATACGCTATGAAGTCGCATATAGCCTTTTTCAAGGCAGCTCCTCCGTTTTCTGTGTCAGCGTAAATGTTGAATTCGATATGTGCTATTCCGTTCTCCATACGTCATTAATTTATAGGGTTCAAAGGTGTTGCTGATGGTGCGGATGATACTCCTCCTCTTCTGCTCTGTATCAATCCCATGATACGCTCGAACGTGTTCACAAGAGTGTCCTCGTTCTCTCTGAGCCATGACACACCTCCGCCTACAGTGTCCTTTATCTTCTCCATTGTTGTAGGAGGGACTGGATCTTCGGCAGGAAGGTCATCGAGGTCTTTTATCAGGAAATCGTAAATCTCGCTTGCGTATTTTATGTCGCCCTTTGCGAGCAACAATGCGTACTGCTTGATTTTCGTCTTTGATGTGAAGTTCATTTCCGCTATCATTTTCAGGTCAATTTTTGGCTTCGTGAAAAACATTGTATTTGGTTTTAATGAAAAATAGAGAGGGGATTAACCCTCCCTATGTTTAGTTGTTGCCGCAACCGCAGCTGTTGGGACATCCGCAGGGCTGTGGAGCAGAGTAGATGTTGACAGGAGTGGGGTTCAACGAGGAACGTCCTGTAACAGCATCTGCAAAAGTCTGCTGCATCACAGAGTTGACGGCTGACAGTTCAGCTGCTTGCTGTGCGGTCAAGGTGCTGGCTTGCTGACCTGAAACGGTGTCGTTCACGGTCTGAGTCAGAGTGACACCCTGAGCAACACGCTCTGCACGTTCATTGCTTAACAGACCAGTGAGGGCTGCAATCTGAGCGTTGTTAGCGTTGAATTGAGCGTTAGCCAAGTCACGGATGCCGTTAGCTTTGGCGTTGGAGAAGATGGGTGCGAAAATCCATGCACCGATACCGAGGGCAGTACCAACAGTACCGAGAACAAGACCAGCGACTCCAGTTGGAGATGGTCTTCTTGAGGATTTTTCCATCAACATGGCTTGTTCGTATGGAGTCATACCGCTTTCGCTTCTATGACCGCCCCACATATTCAGTGTTGACAATAATTCGTTAGAATCCATTTGTATTGTTTTTTACGGTTATAAATATTCGCCTTCTTTATCCTTCAGGCATTGGTTGTCCGTATTTGCGCAAAAAGACGATACAAAAATAGGCCTCATTATTCGTGAGACCTACCAATTAACAAATTAAACAAAAAAGTCCGAATTATAACAAATCAAAAAGGAATTTGCGAGTATCAAAAAGTAGATGTGGGAAAAAATACAAAAACATTTTCAGTCACAGTCGCTGTGAATATATAATCCTCTTGGTTGTCAATTGTTACTATCATTTGAAAATCTTTTTGGTTTTGTTGAGTTTCATGTAAAGCTTCTCGATTTCCTTTTTCCTGAAACCTATGTGCATGTTGTTGAAAGTCTTGTTCTCGATTCCGTTCTCCCTGATAATCGAAAAGAATTTTCCTCTGTTTTTAATTCCGAGATACCTCATGCACTCATCCGTGTTTGCGAAATCCGACTCCCTCACGAATCCGAATCTGTGAGGGTTTATTGATGATATTGCCTCTGCGACTTCATCATCTGTGCAGTCGTTTGATAGCGTTTCGATAGTGCTTTTCAGCATGTTAATGACATGAGATTTAAGGTCTGGCATTTCTTTTTCTTTTGAGTGCTTTCACGAAGTGTCTGATAGCGAGCCATGCGGTCAAAACAAGACCTACAATGTATATAATTGCTATTAATATGAAACCAAACTGTGTATCTGGCGAAATGTCGAATTCGGCATCCAAGTAGTTAAGTATCGGAACAACGCAAAGCACAATATAACAAATACGGTTGTATGTGCAATGGTATCTTCTGTTTGCCAACGATATGAAGAACAGAGATGCGGCATATATCAAGCTGTTGGAATGAAGATAATAGAAATTATCAGGATTATAGCCTTGTGTAATTAAAACTATTTCTACACCCATCATAACATACAATATGATAGGCAATATTCTAACAATAATTACATCAATGTTTTTCATTTTTTAACAAACAATATTTTACCTTTCATGCTAAACAGTGTTCCATCTCCATGACCCATCTTCATAGGCTTTTTCTTCGCCTTCTTGACGGAAACCTTAGGTTTTGATGCCTTTGCGGACACTTTCTTGGATGACTTAGATTTTGCCATTACTCAGCAAGTTTGTCAAGTTCATTTGCGTGTTTCTGCAAGTTGTCAAGACCGAGCTCTGCTTGCTTGAAATCCTCGTTAAGCATGTGGTCCTCCTTCTCTGGCTCTGCATTCTCCAAAATCTTGCTGAGACTTTTAACAATTTGCGTTGCCACCTCAAGCATTGCGCCATAGTTTCCAGTTACGAAAAGAGGACAAAGCAAGATATATTTGATTGCCTCCACATTGTCCATGAAAATATTTCGCTCTTCATCTGTAAGCTCGCTGATTCTTTTTAGAGTGTCCATTACCGCATCGAGAGTATTGAATAGACTTGAGTAGCTCGGCTGTACGAAAATGTGATAACCACCTCTGGTCATGTAGTGGATGTGTCGCTCGGTCTTGTAGATACAAAAAGCATCATCCTCGTATTTATCCACAACATCTTTCTCGTATTCGTAGAAGTGCATAGGCTCTACATCGAGCTGCCCTTTCAACGACAATATTCTGTCAATGTCCACATCGCTGTGTGTTTCCTTTACTTTTCTGACAAGCGCATCAAGCTCGTTTCTCATTTCATCTCTTTCCATATCCTTATTCCTCCGTTGCTTCTTCCGTTACAAGTTCTGTTTTTTGTTGTGGTTTTTGTTCAGTTGATTCGGATTTTACATCTTTCTTTACATCATCCGATTCTTTTTCAATGCCTTTAACTTCTTGTTCTGAATTCGCTCCACCATTTGAAACATCGCTGACTTGCTGCGGTTTGTTGATGGCATGTGTGGTTTTGTTGTAAATCTCGAATCCTATTTTGTTTATAACATCATCAAGGTCTTTGATGGTCATTTCTTCGAAATTATAACTTTCATCAGGTCTGTTTTTCTTGATGAAACAAATTCTGCTGTTCTTGTCTTTCGGAGCAAACCTCGGAACAGGCAAATCCATTACTACCTCGTACGGATAAATTTTGATAACCTTGTGCAAAGGGGAGCATGTGCCGAATACAGCCTTGTACATGTAAGTGTCAAAATCTGTTCTGTAAAGGATGCAGTAAGCCCTTGTACCATCTTTTTTTGTTACAACTGCAATTGCTTTCATCCATAATGCTCCACCGTTATCCTCTGGAGGAAGTTCGCTTATTTGTGCGAATCCCAACGCTTCTACAAGCGTTTTTCTAAATGTTGTGTTGTCTTCCATTTTGATATTTTTTAAATTAAATCCATTATGTCGTGAGCCCAATAATACGCGCTCTCCTTGTTCTCGCAAACAACGGACTCGCCAGTGAGGTTTGAAAACTCAAACTCAGCCTGTATGTAAGGCGTTGACCCTTTGTAAACGTCATTCAAAGGTTTAAGCTGACTTGTGAGCAAAAGAACGCACGCACGCTTTCTTTTTGTGTCCCAGTAAACAACCCTCTGACCCTTGAAGAACTCGTAAAGATACTGGTAATCAGCTTGTCTGCTTTCACCGAGGAAAACAAAAGTGAACTTTATTGTTGTCGCCTCCCTTGTTACTGTTGATGGTACAAAAGAGCGAACCTTGTCTGAATCTCCATAAGTCTCCGTGACAATGTTCTTCGCCTTTCCCTTGTCCTCAAGACCCTCGCACATTCTGTATCTTACCCCACCGAAGTGTGAATCATTCTCAAGGTCGTGCCAATCAAGAGTTGAAGGGTCGTAACTTGTTGTGTTTACAGTAACTCCTTGCTCAGGTGTTGTTGTGGTTGTCACCACATGCTTTCCGTAAAAATAGAAATTCACAGTCAAATCCATGTCATTGGCTTTTAAAATTTGAACGGCCTCATTTTGCCTACATAATAACTTGATACGTAATCAAAGTTATATATCTTGTCTTTCTCCTCTTTCGTGCCTGACAAAGGATAGGCTCTGTGTGTTGAATCTCCTTGCGGGAACATCATCTGCTTTACAACAAGAACTGAGTATGCGAAACCTTTTGATGACACGTTTATGTCGTTCTCTTTTATAGGGATGAAAACACCTTCCTCCATCTGCAAAGTCTCCTCGTTTTTCAGCTCAACTATCCTCGCTCCCTTGTATTTGTTAAGGCATAGGCTCAAATGAAAATTCATAACATTCTTTTTTTGTGCAAAAATAATAAAATTTTATTTCTCAGCGTCAGTTTTCCTCAAAACCTTGAAGTTTTTTCCGCTCGTGTGTATTTTCACATGCTCTTCATCCCCCCATGCTACTATCGCAGCCTTGCCATCACCGACAATTTCAACATAAGATTCACCACATACGTGAATCTCGCATATCATTGTCTTCGGAACAGAAATTTTCATCTCGCAGTCTTGTACCATAAGTAGATTCGAATCGCATAAAGCAGCTCCCTTGAACTTGCAGTACATTCTTGAACGATACCTCTCATCTCTTACATAATTACCGTTTACAAACTGGTTGAAATCACGCATGATGTCAGATGAATCAAGCCCGTCACCTTTCATTTTCATCTCGCAAAGGAACTCAACGCCCTTCGCCGATGTGGCGGCATCAAAGATGGACTTTCGTGTGTTCGCATGATTTACCATGGCAATACCATCCTTGCACATTTCACCGCTTTCAATTTTCCTGTTGATAAAATCGAGAATGTTTTTCATTTTTTGTATTTGTTTTTAATACGGAAGACCGAAGTTGTCGTCCGTAAAGTTATTAATGCTGTCTGAATATCCGTTTTCTTCGTTTTCAGAGCATTTCGTTGTGCTCTGTGTATAGTTACTGTCAAAACTCGTGTTGTTTGTCATGCCGTCAGATATTGAGGCTTGTTCAGGGTTTATCTCTATCTGATGAGGTTCTTCAATCCAACCGTACCTTCTGTTCTCGGTCTCGGTGTTGAGGAAACGCTTGCTCACCTCATCGAAGAAAAGTCCGCACAAATGCCCCATTTTGCCGAAAAGACGGTCTTTGGCAATCTCAACGACATTTCCGTATATGCTGAACTCCTGAATAAGCGAGTTGCCGAAAAACTCACCTCCCGCCTTCATAAAATCATTGTTTACCCTATGGATAATGAATATATTGTCAACCGCATCTGAAAGAACACCATTGCCCTTAATATCCTCTTTTCTCAAAAATGTGGTCGCTTTCCTCGGATGAGCCACAAGTATTATATGTACCATCTCCGCTTTCGCCAAGTTGCAAATCTCCATTATGAGCGAACGCTGCTTCTCGTTTGAATCCCCCTCGAAAATGTCAATATTCATGCTGAAAAGGTTGTCAAGTATGAAGAGCTTGACACCGGCCTTGACAAGGATTTTCATGTCGTTGAGAAGCTGCTCCCATTGCGATGGGTACTCGTTGTTGTAAATGAACAGCCGCCAATCGGTCCATTCGTTGATTTTGTCTGCTATCTCATTCGGAACATAATAGAATCCGTTCTTCTTCGAAGGTTTCATATATTCCTTGCCAGCCGCAACCATCTGTAGCCACGTGTTCATCAGGAACGAAGGTATCTCACGGCTCCAAATCGCTGTTTTGAAACCAGCATCCACAGCGTTCATTGCAATGGAGTTGAGAAACGATGTCTTTCCAGCGGAGTTCTTTCCTGACATGATTGAAACTTGACCGAGACAAAGACCGTTGATAAGCATGTCTATCGAGTTGTATCCTGTTGGTATAAATGTCAAATCCGATATATCTACTTTCTTAATGTCTTTCATGCAGAACCATTTCTTGCCAAGCTCAGGAAGCTCTTCCTTAATCTCGAATTTAGGCTTTATAGGTCTTCTGTAGCCACGAACATTCTCATAATTGTCGTTCTTCTTCGTGTATGCGTCTGGCTCATAAAACGTTCTGAAATCAGCCCATTTCTTGTCAATGCAGTGTGAGTGCGCACACGAGTAAACCATTTTGCCATCGGCATCTTGAAATATGACAGAGGAGTATGGATTCTTTGTCGAATGCAAGTCTTCCCAAGGGCAATTCTTTATTATATATTTCATCGAATCACCTTCTTGGCTTTTCTTGTACTCAACACCATGAGTATTAAGCCAGCTCTCCAAATCAAACTTATTGTCGTTGAAATAACTTTTTTTGTTTGATGATTTTTTTGAATATTCTTCTTTTGGAACTAAATCTGCTATTCTTCTAAACAAAGATATATCGTTCGGAGATAAATCTAAAGGTATTTTTATAAATTTAGACAATCTCCATTTCCTGTCTTTATCATCGCTTCCTTTTTTGGCCCACGTGCCGATTAACTTATCAACACGTGAAGCATTGTGTACTTTCTGATCTAAATCAACACAATCATCTGTAAACATGTTCCCGAGAGCCTTTAAGAATCTTTTCACAATATCAGTACTTTCATCATTATTAGGCATGTCACATGGAATTGTCAAATGATAGCCGTTTCCTGATATTGAAATTATAGGCTCTTTGAATCCTTGCTCAATAAGATATTTGTAAACATCGACAGCCTTCAAGTGAGCCTTCTCAAGTTCTTCTTCACTTGAGCTAACGCCAGCAAGTCTTTTTGGATCAAGGTCTATTAAAACAAATCTTCTCTTTAATACATTATCATCTTTTGTTTGATTCTTCGCATTTTTAACGAACTTATCATGCTGCTCACGAATATACAAATCCTCGCTTATCTCATTGAGTGTGAAATAAGCTTGCAATGCACCGTAATATTGGAAATTGTTATGGTCTAACAGAGGTTTTATATTCCTTATAAGCGTGTCTATGTCCTTGAAATAGCCGCTATATGTTGATTTTCCAAGCAGGCGTATCTCAACAAGTTTGCTGTCTGGGTTGAATACCGACCACCAAAGTCTTAGTTGCTGTTCATCTATCTCGTACATAACGACTAAAATAAAGTTACTTGTTCATATATTAAAGAAGATTCTTTCCTAATATTCTTGCATTCAAATTCAAAACGCTCGCATCCTTTCTTGAAATAATCATCGTCTATCTCGCATCCAATATAGTCGCAACCAAGTTTGTATGCCGCTATCCTGCTCGATTGGCTTCCCATCATAGGGTCGAAAATCACCCCCCCCAATTTTGCATAATTATTTATAATCCAAGCATATAACTCAACTGGCTTTTGAGTAGGATGTATCTTTCCGCCTTTTCTGTTGTCAAACTTGAATATCCTCGCCGGACTGTCCATGTTTGTCCATGCGATTTCTACTTGGCTGAAATTCTCCCACGGTTGGCATTTGTCCCATACAAGAACACATCTCGATGGCGGCAAGGCAAAGTAATTTCCTCCCCATATAATAACGTTCTTCGACACTCTTAACAATTCATCGAAAAATTCTTGCTGAGGTCTAATATCCCATCTGTGAATGTCTCCTTTGTTCAAAATCCTGTCCTTAAGCTTGCCCCTGCCGTGAGTCGATGAAGATGGAAGTCCGTATGGTGGATCTGCAATAGCGAGGTCGAACTTTTTGTCAGCGAAACCTCTCATATATTCCATGCAATCGCAGTTGTTTACGACACTTAACATAATTAATAAAACAAATCTGGTGTTACTTTTATTTTCTCTTCGCAAATTTTAATATAATCTCTATTCAATTCAAAACCAACAAAATTACGATTAAGCTTTCTTGCAACCATAGCGGTTGTACCTGAACCCATGAATGGATCTAAAACATATCCATCTCTTCTACTTCCTGCCAAAATACAAGGCTTTATAAGCTCTTCTGGGTATGTTGCGAAGTGGGCGACCGTGTCTGGCTTTACATTCACGCTCCACACGTCACGCTTGTTTCGGACAGCATATTGCTTGTCTGACAAACCTGCCTCTCTCCGTAAGTGCATAGTGTTAGGCTTTTGTCCATTGTCCATGCAGTTTTTTGTTCGTGGTTTCCATGTTTTAGACCTTTCTCCAAAATCATTATCGTTTCTGTCTTTGTTTATTCCGTTGCTTATTTTCCCGCTTTGGTAATTAGTTCTACTTTGGTCTGCACATGGTTCACTTATGGCTTCGTAATCAAAGTAGTATCTTTGCGACTTCGACATAAGGAAGATGTACTCATGGCTTTTTGTGCATCTGTCGGTAACGCTTTCTGGCATCGGGTTTGGCTTGCAATTATGTGTCAATATACCACTGGCAAGACTAAACAAATGGTCTTCGCTATCAACGGCAATATCATAAAAATGCCTTGCTCTACTTTTTCGCATTTCGACTATTTCAGCACGTTCTTGTGCATTGTAGTGATTACTATGCTCCCATCTCCATTCTCCCCTAAATGACGGATATTTTTTGCCGTTAGCATAAGAGAAAGTTGGTTTTATCGTAATTGTAGCGCCAAGTCTTGATGCAAGAACTCGTAAATCACGTTCCAAGTTATAGTTCCTTGTAAATCCAAGTCGTATTCTTTTATTTTCATCATCGAAATGTCCATCGCCATCAAGATAACCAACAACAATTTCCCTTAGCCAATCATTCGGCATTTGCCAACATATATTGTTAATGTGCTTTGTTTTTGCATTACATCCACCTATGTATTGGTGTAAAACTGCAACAAGAACTTGTGAATATATCCTTACGTTCAAATTATTCCCATTAACGGTGTGTGTGCAAGTGCCGCCTAAGTGAGTAGCAACCGATGTTATTCTATCTACCCATGCTATTTCATCTGCGTTCAACGAAATCTGTATGCAATCGTCCAACAAGCTTCCTTCTGCAAGGTATAGTCCAAGAAACCACAATAAGTCTTTGTTGAAGAATGATGGCTTGTGTTCTTCTTGATTTGGAAGTGCGCAAGACTTTAAAATGTTGCCGATACGCAAATTTTTGGCGAGAACCTCTGTGTTATCGGAAAGCACCCATTTGTGCCCACCTGTACAACCAATTCTCTCTCCGCTGCGTAAAACAATCTCTATCTTCTCCTCTGTGTTATTACTTTCTCCATAACCAAGTACGTTCACCCATTTATAACCATTCCACAACTGAACTGTTTTAGGGTCTAACCGAACAAGGTCTTTAATCATCATAGGCATTACGCCTTTTTGAGATTTTACATAGACGTGCGCACCACCAGACAAGCACCAAATAATATCTTGTCTTAAATACCAACCATTCGCTCTAAGTGAAAAGGCTAACATCCAAGGAATTCCGATTAAATCTTTGTCTTTATACACACCGTTATTTCCTTTTAAGTCAGGCATTGTTTCCCCGCAATATGTTCCTTTGCTTCCTTTTTGAATATCACCACTATGCTCATTAAAAGAAGCATTTCTCCATCCTCCTCCCCAATAACTATCACCTATATTAAGCCATAATGTCCCATCTGTTTTCAAAACACGCTTGACCTCATTGAACACATCTGTCAATTTATCAATATATCTTTCAGGTGTCTCCTCAAGACCAATTTGTCCATCTACTCCATAATCTCTCAAAGCATAATATGGAGGAGATGTCACGCAGCAATCTATACAGTTGTCAGGAAGTTTTTTCAAACCTTCAAGACTGTCTTCATTAAATATACGGTTTTTATATTCGTTTTCTGTGTACATAACTACCTGTTGCTTTTTCCGTTAATAATCACATGTTTGTAAGGTCTTAGGCGGTCATAAGTTCGCATTCCGTACTTTTTCTTCAGCTCATCGCCAGAAATGTTTGTGGTAAGTATCATGAGCTTCGATTCACGCTCGGCAATATCAACAAACTCGCTGAACAAATCCCTCTTCTCTCCATAAATGCTCGAAATGCTCTCAGTGCCGAAATCCTCTATCACCATGACCTTTGAAGCCCTCATCTTCATGTAGTCAATGCGGTCATCGGCTATCCTTGACAAGTCTATAGCTGAGGTTACATAAGGCACTATATTGTAATAATACCTGATAATGTTAGGCAATATGCGAGATGCCATAAGCGTTTTGCCTGTTCCGTTGCTTCCAACAATTAGTAGGCTCTTGCGTTCGTTGTCAACCAACCATTTCACTATTTCAAAGTAGCTTTCATGCCATGAATACTCTTTTCCTACAGATGTTACAAGCCCATCTTTTATCAAAAGCTCTGCGTTGGGTATCTGAATATGCAGAGGCTTTTTCGCCTCTTCAAATATGTTTAATCGTGCATCCATCCGTTTTCCTCCATGTCTTTGTAAATAGCTTCTCTGTCATCTGAAAGAACCATGCCAATCTCGAAATTGTCCTTTATTGTGAAATTCTCACGAAGCGGGAATATGCCATCCCAGTTGTTTGACATTGATTCCTCTACTATCTGCATCGCCTTGTTCGCATTGTTTCCGCTCAGCTTGACAATTTTTTTGTAGAACGCATCAAGCCCTTTCTGCGTGTACTGTTTCTTTTTCTCCTTCTTGTATGCAAGCCATGTCTCCACAACATTCATCATGTGAGGCTGCACAGCCGACAAGTCGAGATTTTTCGAAAATTTCTTAGATAAAGATTTATCTTTATCTTCTTTTAAATCTATATTATGACAATCTATATTATAATCTATATTATTGTTCACAATTTTTGGTAGGGGTGTACCATTTTTTGTGATGTGGGGTGTGGTAATTTTTGGTAGGGTGTCACAATTTGATTTTTCAAAAATAATGGTTGAAACTTTATATCTATTAAATATAACACCTTTTATATTGTCAACCTCTTTAATAATTAATCCTTTCTCAACAAGACTTGCAAGCGCATTGTCTATAGTGCTGTTTGAAGCTCCAACACAATCTGAAATGTATTTTCTACTTCCGTTGAACATTGTCTCACCGTCTTGCGAGAAACCGTAAATAATTGCATAACAAAGAAGCTCGTTTCCTTTAAGTTTGAGCTTGTTTATCATCCAGCCATGAATAACATAAAAATTTTCGTCTTTCATTTTCAAAAAAAAAGCCAATTTTCGATAGGTGGTGCAGCACCTATCTACTCACTGGCATATTCCTTATTATATATACACATCTGCACATGTGCTTTCTCTCAAAGTTTATCCAAAGCCGAAACATGACAAAAATTATAAAAACATATTCCGACTTTGGAGTTGCAAAAGTACAGCTTTTTTCAATACGCTCGTCAAAATAATTGAAAAATAATTTTATTTCGCTGAAATTCAACGAGAAAAAATTTTTTTTACACAAAATTGCTCAACTTATCATTATTTTTCGTATTTTTGCAGCGGCTTTCAAGAAATAACATAGCACTATCCCCGAAAAAGTAGGTTCTTGAAAGCCAATTTGACCGAAATTTCGGGGATTAGTGTATAATTTAATCATTAAAATCAAAATTTATGGAAACTTTTATCAAAAAAAAGGTAATCATTAGATGCGACAGAGCTGGTGTGTTCTACGGAACACTGTCTGAGTTTGATGCAGAAAACAAAATTGCGAAAATTAGTTCATGCAGAAGAATCTGGTATTGGGACGGGGCAGCGTCATTGTCTCAACTCGCAAAAGAAGGTGTTACACAAAAAAAATCTTCAAAATTCACAGTTGTTGTTGACGAAATACTTGTGTGCGGCGTTATTGAAATTATACCGTGCACAGAAGAGGCAATTATTAACATTGAAAGTGTACCTACATGGAGAAGATAATTGAAGAATTTTTGAAAGTAAGCTATGGCTCTGGCTCTGGCTCTGGCTCTGGCTCTGGCTCTGGCTCTGGCTCTGTCGATGGCTCTGGCGATGGCTATGGCTCTGGCTCTGGCTATGGCTATGTCTATGGCTCTGGCGATGGCTCTGTCTATGGCTCTGTCGATGGCTATGGCTCTGTCGATGGCTCTGGCTCTGGCTCTGGCTCTGGCTCTGGCTCTGGCTATGGCTCTGTCGATGGCTCTGGCTCTGGCTCTGGCTATGGCTCTGGCTATGGCTCTGGCGATGGCCATAGCCATGGCGATGGCTATGGCGATGGCTATGGCTATGGCATAAAATGTTTTAATGGGAATAAGGTATATTTAATAGACGGTCTCCAAACAATAATACACAGCGTGCATAAAAATATTGCAAAATGTGATATGATTGGTAGTGATTTAACGCTTACACCTTGCTATGTGGCTAAAGTTGGTAACTTCTTTTCACACGGAGACACCGCAAGTAAAGCCTATTCTAACGCCAAGAAGAAGTACGATGATAATCTTCCGATTGATGATAAGATAAGAATGTTCATCGAAAGACATCCGAAACTTGACACCTATGTAACAGCGTCAGAACTGTTCAAGGAACACAAATTTTTAACCGGATCATGCGACTTCGGAAGAAGAAAATTTTGCGAAGAGCATAATATTGACATTGAAAAAGACAGTTTCACTGTAAATGAATTCATTGAACTTACAATTAATTCATACGGAGGAAATGTTATAAGAAAACTTAAAGAAGAATATGAAAGTAAAATAAAAATAAAAAATGAAACAAACAATCAAATTTAAGACACGTGAACTTGAAAAATCAATCGGAAAAGCAGCAATTTTCTGCGGAATCAGCAAACTAATGCCAATCCTCGACACTGTGCATGTTAACATTAAAGATGGGAAAATGAGCATGACATCATCGAACAGCGAGAGCTACATTTCATCCACTGTAAACACAGTGTCAGCAGCCCAAGATTGCTCTTTCTGCGTAAACGGAAACGATGTGCAGCGTGCTGTAAACCTTATCAGCGATGAGTTCACTGACATTGTTATCGACACTGAAAATCACCAGATGGAGATCGCGCACTCGCACGGATGGCTAACATTCCAGACATACGATGCAGATGAGTTCCCAATGTACAGCAACAGCGGAGAGTGCATCCATTTCGAGACAAGCTCGCAACTGTTACAATATATATTCACAGCTTCGAGAAATTTTATCGGAAACGATGTTCTCAGACCTGTTATGACAGGAGTGTATGTTCACGCATACGAAGGAAACATAGAGTTCTGCGCCACAAACGCAAGCGTTCTCATTACCGACACTGTGTTCGCAAATATACCGACAAACATTGACACCGAAATGATTGTAGGCGGAAATGTCACAAAGGCCGTCATGGATATTATCGGGGAGAGCGATACCGTGATTGTTGAGAACTACGCAAACGTTGTTGTTTTCAGATGCGGTGACAGCTATGCCGCAATCAGGAAGATAGAGGGCAAATTCCCGAACTTCAAGGTAATTGTTCCGAACAATGAAGACCAATCATACGACAAGTCAATGGTGGTTGAAATCAAGAGACTTCTCTCAGCGGCGAAAAGATGCTCAATATCATGCGCATCATCGAACCTTCTCAAATTCATGCTCACGAGCGAAAAACTGAAAGTTCAATCAGAGAACATTGACTTCGGTAAAAAGACAGTGGAAGATATTGAATTTAAAAATGCAAATGGTGAAATCGAATTTGGAATCAACGCAGAATACCTAAGCAAGTGTATCAACGTGTTCGATGGTGACAATGTGAAAATAAAAATGTCTTTGCCAAACAAGGCGATACTTTTCTACGATGAGAACGGTGAAAACCCGAACAGGACAATACTCACCATGCCAATGATGATACAATAACATACAATTCGGCAGAAAAAAACTCCGAAAAAACCGTGAAAAAACCACGCAAGAAGTCCAAGCAAAACCATAACTTTCTCATTTTCAAGCATAAAAAATTTAAACGCTTGGACTCTTGCTTTCTGAAAAACACTTATATTTGCAACTACAAACAACAAAACAATGCCAATTTTCCAAAGAAACAGAGAGATAATGATTGTTGAAACTGAAGACAATGAGAGGATGTTTGTTGACACAATTGTGACACGTTTTCTCGGAATAACGATGAGTGTGAGAATATACACGAACAGCGTTCCTGAGAACGTAAAAGGTTTAATTGAAGAGGAACAGAGAGCATTGGGGTTTGGGAAAAAATAAAAATATCAAAACACTATGGAAGTAAGATTCAAAAAATTGCACGAAAACGCACAGCTGCCATCTTACGCTCACGATGGCGAGGATGCCGGTCTTGACATCCGCTGCGTGTCAAAAGAGTATGACGATCACAACAACGTGGTTTACCACACTGGTATCGCAATGGAGATACCGAAAGGTTACGCTGGTTTCCTGTTTCCGAGAAGCTCAAACGATAAAAAACAGCTCAGATTGACAAACTGTGTAGGAATTGTCGATTCAGGTTACAGAGGTGAGGTGACTTTCAAATACAGAATCACATACGACACTTATCACGATGGAAGTTTTTATCATTGCGTCAACGATGAATACCAAGTCGGGGACAAAGTTGGACAGATGGTAATTCTTCCATATCCGCACATCGAGCCACAGTGGGCTGATGAGCTTTCAGAAACAAACAGAGGAGACAACGGCTATGGCAGCACAGGAAAATAACGGCAGAAAATACGTGATAGAGCGTGCGCCAGGCGATGTTTTCCACGTGGAGAAGAACAAAGAGCGTGTGAACTTGCGTGTTGTAACAACAGAGAAAAACGTATGCGATGGCTGTTTTTTCGAAGCATCACATGTGAACAACGGAAAAGGGAGAGCCACGTTCAACTGCTATGTGTCAAAATGCGGTGAATGCAACGGTTTTGTAAGAAAAGACGGAAAGAACGTCATTTTCATTCCTGAGGAAATTCAATAATTATGGATACAACCGAAAAAAGAGCCCTTGATGTAGCATTCGCCATTCTTGTCTGCATGAGAATCACGGAGGATTTGTGCACCGAGATGTTCAACAGGCCTTTTGTGAAACAGAAAAACAGAAAAGCCGATATTCTTCTCACCTACGAATCTTTCGAGAAGATAAGAAAGGGACTGAGAAGAGGTTATGGCAAAGAGGAGTATGAGAACATGCAGACCAGAATTTGCGAGACAGCTGACGAGCTTGAACCGTATGTGCATGCGATAAGAAATGAGTTCGTGACAGACGTGATGAGGAAGTTCAAATACGAGAACACAGAGGATGTATCATTGGGTTTGACAATAAACTCAGTAATATCAGTAGCTGACGAGATGTTCAGGAAAATATACGGAAGGAGAGCTGGGATGATAATTCAGATACTTGAGCATCTTGACAAATTCGGAAGAAGGTATGTAGTCACAGCGCTGAACGGTGAATCTGAATGCGACATCGACGCAAATCACGCACAGCCATTTGTGAACCAATTCATTAACAAGCTAATAGAGAAATCAACGATAATTGAATCATAATGAACGGATTGATATACAACACGGATTGCATGGACCTGATGAAAACCTTGCCAAATGGAATCGCAGACCTTGTTTTGACAGATATTCCATACGGAGAGGTTAACCGTGCTATAGAAAGCGGACTCAGGAAGCTTAAAAAGGATTCTGCGGATGAAACAACATTTCAGCTCGATGCTTTTCTTGGAGAGGTGGAGCGTATATGCAAAGGCAGCTTCGTGATATTCTGCGGAATGGAGCAAATATCAACCATAAGGAGATTTTTCAGGGAACGTGACATGTTGACAAGGGTTCTCGTTTACAACAAGACAAATCCATCTCCCATAAAATGCCAGCACGCTTATCTTTCTGATTGCGAGTTCGCTGTTTACGCAAAGAAAAAGAGCGCAACATTCAACGGAAAGTACAAAAGCTGCGTTTTCGAAGAAACTTCTGGAAGCTCGAAGATTCACCCTACACAGAAGCCGCTGAGGTTGTTCAGAAGGATAATCAAAGACCTGACAAATGAGGGAGACACAGTTGTTGATCCGTGCGCTGGAGTCATGACAACGGCTGTGGCTTGCGAAATGGAGAAACGTAAATACATTTGCTGCGAGATAAACAAGGAGTTCTATTTAAAGGGCGAGGACAGAGTGAAAAAAGAGTGCTATCAGCAAAAAATCAACTTATAGATGGGAAACAAATATTGCATTAACGGAAGATTGGTAATTGACATGCCAGAAGGATGCGGAAACTGCCCTCTGCTTGACAAGGATGACAATACCGCTGTTTTCTCAGATGGATACTGCACTTATCTCAAAAGAAGAAAGAAGAGATACGCAAAAGTTAATGAGAAATGCAGAAGAATGTTTATAAATCATTTTGAAAATATCGGAATAAAAAACAAAAATCCGTAAGTCCTCACAAAATCGCTTGTCATAGGTAATATTTAAAATGCGGCAGTTTTTTGACAAACTGTTATGCTTCAGAAAAAAGCAGCGTTCTTTTATCATTTTGGTAATGTTTAAACTGAGCATGTCGTGAGACACCTCAGATGCGATGAGTGGAAAGATGGTTCCGTGAGCAATCCCGCCCGAAAGGGTTCACATCTTTACTTTCAAAATTGGCATTTACTTGGCTCATGCGGTTCGACTCCGCACTCATCGGCAAAAAACAATAAAAACAATAAACATGATGGTATATATATCAGGAGACACAAACGATGGATTTGAAAAATTTTCAGAGGCGATGAAGAAACTTTGGATTCAAGGTTATGACTGCATAAACCCATGCGTTTCGGAGAACAAAAAAGATGATATAAAAAAAAGAATACACACACTTCTTGACTGCGATGCGATATACATGCTCGAAGGCTGGAGAAAGTCGAGAGAGGCGAGATTGGAGCATTTTGTGGCACTGCACACAGGAATAAAAATTATGAAGGAGAAATAGAAATGAAAAAAACAAAAGTCTATATCGCTGGCAAAGTGTCAGGAGAGGAATACGGAAAAGTGGTGGAGAAATTCGAAACCGCAGAGAAAAAACTCGCAAAAGAAGGCATTACAGTTGTAAACCCTACAAAACTGTGCAAGAAGACATGGAACTACAGAAAGTGCATGGAAACCTGCATAACAGAGCTTGTAAAGTGCGATGAGATATACTTGCTGCCAGATTGGTACGATAGCAAAGGAGCGGTTCTTGAGCGCAACATAGCGAGGACAATTGGAATGAAAATTACGGAGGAATAGTCGTGAAAGAACCTGAAGAATATATCGATGAGATTTCTAAAGAAATTGACAAAATATCAAAAACAGAATTGGTTAAAGCATATTATAATTTGTTAGACACAGATACGAAACAAAGATAAGAATATGAAGAAAAAATACATATAAAGGTAAAAATAGACGAAAAATGAGCGCATCCAATACATACATGCAGAGAACAAGCAACAAAAAACAAAAAAGTATTATAGACATGAATAAAAAAGACAATGAGCGGCATATCTACTCAGTTGAGCTGACAAAGCGTCAAGTTGAGATACTTTCGCAAGCCTGCGACAGAATGGCACGGCTTATACAAGGACAGGATTTCATATACCAATACTTGATGGAAGAGGCATGGGAGAAAAGATGCAAAGAGGCCACAGGAGAAATGATGAACAAAGAGTTCGAGGGAGGATGGCGAGATATGAGAGCCGATGCTGAGGATATATGCAAACAGATAAAGAGACGTTTCTGGGGACTTGACGGAAACACTTTGAACGGTGTGAATTACGATGACACGGCAGACATACTTTTCGACATTCACCAAGTACTGAGACATCAGCTTTGGCTTGACAGACCAGAAGACAAAAAATCATCAATAACAGTCGATGCATCGGCTGCGATGAGGTTCGGGAGCTCAGTACTTGCGAAAATAAACAGAATCAATAACAACAAATAAAAAAAACAAAACTATGGGAGCACTTATCAGCTTTTATTTCAAAAAAGAGACACTTGCCGCAATGATTGAGATTGCGGAGAAAAAAGGACAAAAGGGAATCGGACTCACAATGTCCGTAAACGACAAATCGGATGACTACGGAAACAATGCGGAGATATTTGTGACACAAACCAAGGAAGAGCGTGAATCGAGAGCGAACAAATTCTTCACGGGCAAAGGAAAGGTCGTATGGGTTGGCGAGAGCGGCATATCAAAGCCGAATTTCAGCAGCAATAACGGCTATCAGCAGCATGGAAACACAAATGTGCACCACGCAGGCCAGCAACCTCAGCCGCAAACACAACAGCCTCAGAATTACAAAGACGATGACGGACTGCCTTTCTAAGTTATGAATTTCGCCAATTACAGCCCACGTAACGGCTTTAAATGCGAAAAACATATCAGAATGCAATTATCATAAAACAATAACCTTAAAACGACAAAAAATGTCAGCATTGATAGCTTTGATAATCATTATCGCCATAGTCGCAGGACTCGTCACATACATAGCGATGGGAACGTTCATAGCGGCAATGATAGCGTTTGTCGCAACGGTGATAACAATATCGGTCTGCGTCACAGTAACCAAAATCATACAAACAATCAAAAACAGAAAGAAATGACAGCACTACCAATTATCAGCATCGTATTGTGCATGGCCTACGTAGTATTCATAATCTTCAAGTATGGCGTGCCTGTCTCCATCAGCGAGACCTATTACCTTCTCCCATCAAAATGGGACTGGCTGTTCGCCGCATGGACAGTCCTCACATCCGTACCAGTTGGAATATACTGGTTCATGAAAGCCCCTGACAACCTGAAATGGATTCCCATAACAGTAATCATAGCGATGCTTATGATAGGTGTCGCCTGCTGCTACAAATCGGGCCCTAAAAAGCAGGATGGCTACACCCCGACAGTGGAAAAATCACAATCAAATGTCAAAAACACCGCAATAGGATGGATTTCAGACCTTGTGAACAAGTTCAACCCGAAGACATTCTTCCAATACGGAGCGGCAAGGCTCATTCACTACGCGAACTCCCTGATAGCGATTATCCTCTCGACAATATACCTCTGCATGACCTGCGGAGCACAGGCGATAGCGAACACTGTCATCTCATACGTTATGTTCATTATCATAGGATTGAAAGTCGATGGAGTGTACAACCCAGACTACTCGCTCGATGTGAACAACAAGGCTTGGATATTCTTCAGGGAGATTATATGCCTAATAAACCTTTTTGTATTCATTTGGTAAAAAAAACAGAAAATGAAAGTATGGATTAACAAACGTGAGGGCGGCTACACTGGAGGAATGATCATAGCCGCAGCAAACTCCGCAGAAGAAGCTCACAAGGCTTTCCATGACGATGAGAGATTCAGCTACATGTTCTATGAGTATGATGGCGAAGTATATGACCACTATTATCAAAAAGATGGATGGCAAGAAGTAGAATGCCTCAACGCCAAAGTCAGAACACCGCAAATTATAGATGAATGCGGCTACACAGAGTAAAAACAATTAAAACAAAATGCTATGAAACCATTCAATTTGGAAGAAGCGAAAGCTGGTAAAAAAGTATGCACCAAAGATGGTTTTCCTGTACGGATAATTGATTATAATTTCAAAGGACATGGTGAGCACAATTTAATCGGTGTCGTTGAAATAGATGATTCAACAGAAGTCTGTCACGTATTCACAGAAAATGGCATCAATGAATGTCGTGATGGCAATCAATTGTTCATGGTCGTAGAGAAAAAAACAGGATGGGCAAATGTTATGAAAGGCAAAGCTGGAAACATAGTGGTTGTCGGAATGATATATCCAACGGAAGCCGAAGCCGAAAGCAATATCGATGTGGTGAAACAAACATTCAGCCTGTTTGAGTATGTCGCAACCGCAAAAATAGAATGGGAGGAATAATGCCTGCAAGGAAACTGATCAAAAACATACCGCCACGATACCGCATCCTCGACCAAAACGGATGGTATCTGCTTTATGACAAAGAGATGCCATCCACGATGTCTTACGCCCATTATGTCGGCAAATTCAAAATATCGGAGGACGGGAAAAAGTACTCATACAACGGAGAGCTTTTCACAGATTTCGGCTCCATGCTCAAAGCAATGGACAAACACAACGGCACACTGCCGTTCGACATAGAGATTTACGACCCGTTAATCCGCAAAAGCCACATGATCGAGCTCGCGGTAGGCATATACCTTGAGTCTTTGGGATTCGTTTTAAGACATGAGGTGGGCGAAAGAAAAAGATACACGCTCACAAACGACTTCGGTGAGGTTGTCTGCGAGGTGTTCCCCGATGTCGAGTTTGACACAACAACCGGCAAACTGAAAAGAAACATCGGCAATTACAAATGGGTGGAAGCTCCGTTCACGGACATGGACTCGGCAATATCAGCCTGCAACTCACTGGTAATTCCATACCTTTCATGCACAAACGCACTTACAATGAACGTGATGGAGAAAGCCACAAAGTCAAGAAGCGCAAAACTTATTGAGAAAACCTTAGACATTAAAACATTTAGAATATACATAGAGGATGCAAAAACGAAAACTATCAAATATCTCGAAGATGAACTGAAAAGATTGAAAGGAGATAATGTGTAATAAAAGAAAACAAAAAATTGCGTAAAAGACTTGCTGAAAAACAATTAAGAATAGAAGAACTTAAAAATGAAAAAATACCAGATTGAATGCACAGAAGAACAGCTTAGACTGATTATGAACGCAGTTGAGGACTGGCACAGATTTATTTCTGGACAATGTGAGCTTGATAATGCCACATGCTTTGTCGAAGATGTTCATGAGGTAAGGAGAATACTCAATGAACAGGTGAGACCACATATTGTGCCAAAATTGCCTCATATCGGCAGTTCCTATGGTTGGAGTGGAAGTACATGTCCCAACAAACATCAGAAGAAAATGATAGCAATGAGTTATGGAATTTGGCGTCAGATAGCACATTTTTTTGCACTTCAAAGAAAGGACAACGACTGGGACGTTTACAGAAGCGATACGCTCACATGTCCTGAACAAGGAGGATTGATAACAATTAAAGTAATAGAAGATGAGAAACGTTAGATTTTTAAAGTATTTCTATATAAAGAATCATACTTTGACTTTACAAATAAACCTTGATTATTGGTATATATTGCCATCATTGTGTATTTATTTGTGTAGTTGGGAAGACAATTCTTTAGCTGCAAAATTTGACTTCCTATGCTTGCACGTAGAATTTGAGAAAAACCCGCTTACATTTTAATAATTAAACAAATAAAAATATGAGAATAATTAAATTCAGAGGTAAAAAATGTTCAGACGACAAATGGGTGTATGGACAGTATGTTGAAGCGAATAGAGGGTGGAGAATAAATGGAAAGTATCGTCAGCCGCATAAATCATGGATTATATGCAGAGCATTATCAAACGGCGGTTATTTCAATTTGATGGAAAGATACGCCGTAAAAGATGATACTGTTTGCCAATTCACAGGACTTCACGATGTTGATGGAAAAGAGATTTATGAAGGAGATTTCTTAAAATCAGAGAGTGGATTTAAAGGTTTTGTTAAATGGAATAAAAACGGTTATTTCTTTATAAAAGATTCCGAGAATGAATATTGTGCGGCATTAGGAGAAATGCTTTCTTTCGCAAGTTTGCACGTATATGGAAATATTTATGATAATCCAGAACTTATAAAAGAGATATTATGTGTAAAATAACTTACAAGCCGACAAAGTACAGGATCAAGTCCG